GAACTTCTTGCAAAATTAAAAAATTCAACTATAGAGTCTGATCAGTTTAATACTGAACTAGAGTCTTTAACAAGAGCTTTTAATGACTTAAAAACCAAAGCACTTAAAGACTTAAAAAACAAAACAGAAAATGCTGGTGATGCTACTAAAAAATATTCGGATGCTGTACAACAACAAGCAAAAGCTATTCAGGCTCAAAAGACTGCGCCGACAACAGGTGGAGGCGCAACAGGTGGAGACGTAGCAGGCCGAGGAAAAGGTCTAGATATTGGTAAATTTCTTGTTTTACAAACGGCAGTAGTTGGTTTAACTTCCGCGATTCAATCTGCAACTGAGCAAGGAAGCGCTGCTGCTAATGCATTGGAAGGTATTTCTGCGATTGGATCGGGACTTGCGACCTTTGTCGCCATAGGAACAAGTCTTTCTCCTCAGTTTAGGATATTAGCTGCCGCTGCCACTGCTTTAGCATCCGCTTTCCCGCTTTTATCAAGACTTTACGAAGACTTTAAAGATCCAGCGCAAAGAGCAGCGGAAGCGCTTTCCAAACTTGCTAAAGAAGCAGAAAAAACAGGAAGAAAGATAAGTCCAGAAGAATTTTTGGCTATTTTTGAAGAGCAGGATAAAATTAAAAAAGCAGAAGAAAAGAAAAAAAGCGCGACACAGCAAATTCAGGAATCTTTAAGTAAACAAGGCTTAGGGGCTGGCACGGAAACATTACAGCAGCTTTATGCAATAGCAAATACTTTAGACCTTATAAGTAAAGACGGGATTGTGCAACAAGCAGAGTTGCAAAAAATTATAAGAACTTCACAAAAAGCTCTACCTGTCAGGGGTGGAGCCCCTGGTTTAGGTTTTGTAAGTACAGAAACTGGTATCGATATTGGTGCTACGATACAAAGTGCAAGAGAAAAAGTAACTGAAAAACGTTTGGCCGACGCAAGAAAACCGCAAACAGAAGATCGTACAGTTAAAACTGTAAAAGCTGAAAATGAATTGTTGAAAATAAAATTTGATATTTTAAATAGTATTGTAAAAAAAGAACTAGAAATTAATAATGTTTATGCCAACAGGATAAGAAGTATTAATAGCGAAAACACTGCTTTAGAAAGATCTAAAACAATTTTACTCGAAACAAAATTTTCAGAATTACAAGCTTCTCAAGAAAGACGGAAAATTAGAGCAGAAGAAGCTAAGGCGATAAGCGAAAATGCAAATAATTTAAGATCTTCTTTGGCTGGATTGCAAGACCAAGGGTTGGGAAATATATTTGGAGAGGCAGACACTGGAAAACTGCAAGGCTTATTAGAGGCTTTTAAAACAGGAGGAGTTGGGTCAGAAGCATTTGGAAAGGCTTTTCAAGCTGCTACGGCTCGCGTTGGACAGGATGGAAAGCCTATAGCTGGCACCAATATAGCGCAGCTTTCTTCTGCAACTCAGCAGGATGTTTATAAAAATTTAAATGAAGCTGCGAACAATGAAGCTAGAGCAAGAAATAATGCAGTTAACAGAGTAAGAGATATAGATCAAGCTCAAAAAGATTTTCAATCTTCAACCCAGCTTTTAATAAATGAAACAAATTTATTAAATGCTATAATTTCTGGAACTCCTGTTTTAGTTGGAAAATTAAATCAAACTTTTTCAGGCGCAGCAAAGTACGAAGAGATCCTTGGAGGCGAGCGTGCAAAACTTTCAAATTCGTTATCAAAAGCAGCACTGCAAAATAAAATTAGCATTGATTTAGCCGAGGAAAATTATGCAAGTGAAGTGGGCTTGCTTGCATTAAGAATTAATTTGGAGGAAGAGCTTAGAAAAAGAGTTCCAATAGAGGCTAGAGTGCGCAAGGATGCAATGGAGCTTAATAGAGCCACTTCTGAAAGAATAGATCAGTTGGGAAGAGATGCCCGTAATGCTGGACCGAGACTCAAGGCTCAAAGAGACATTCTGGATGCTGAAAGCCTAGTTATAGAATCTGAAAATGCCATTAATGAAGGAAATATTGATTTGGCTAATGTAACTTCCTTGAGAAAATCAACTTTAGCTAAATTAATACAATCGGAAAAAAAAGCTGAAGAAGAGACATTGGCTTCTGTTCAAATAATTGGAAAAAAAATAGGAGCCAACAGAGCGGCTCTTGTCAGAGAAACTGGTTTGATAAACGCAGAAAATAATTATTACAATATAGTTGAAAGACTTGCTGACATAAGCGCCTTAAGAGAATCTACTTTAGCGAAACTAAATCAATCAGAAAGACAGGCTGAAATTCAAAATCAGGCCGCAATTGAAACTGCATCAGAAAAATATGATACTGATCTTAATGCGATTAGGAGACAAGCTGAACTGACTGAGGCGCAAAATCGAGCGGCTGAAAATACCAATCAATTAAATGCAGTGGTTATTGGTCTCAGGTTAGCCAGAGCAAAACTTGTTGAGTCAGAAAGAAAAGCTGAAGAAGAGAATCAGATCGCAATTCGAATGATTGGTCAGAGTTATCAGGCTGATATTGATTCGACAAAGAGAAAAATTGAATATGCTCAAGCTTTAATTGGGCAGATAGATGCGGCAAAAGTAAATGAAAAAGTAACCGGAGAAATGACTCTGGAGGCTTTGAATTTGATAAATTCTTTGAGAGAGGCTCAAGCTAAATTTAATAACATCGACGATATAGAAGTAGGAAATGAAGCTTTAAGAACGCGCACAAATATTCTTGGAGAAACTACTTCTACAATATCAAGGGGATTAGCGCTTTCAAATCTGGGGATAGGTGGAGAACTGGAGGCTCAAGCTTTTGCCAAGGTAGCGGAGCAGAGAAGAGCCGGAAGAAAGGCTGAAGACATCAGCGCATCAGAACTTTATGATATCTCTAAGGGTAGAAACTTAAGCATAAGACAGGGGCTGTCCATACAAAAATCGGCTCTTCTGGACGAAGCTCAGACATTCCAAGATATTATTGGTAAATCAACACCAAAGCTTTTTGCAGATGGTATGGCCGAAGCTATGCAAGCGGCTCTGAATCAAGCAGACGATCTTGGGGGCGCATTAAGAAATGTTGCATTGACCTTCCTTAAAAATCTTCAAAGCGCATTTTTGCAAAGCGCTTCAAGGCAAATTGTTTCTTCAATTCTTCCAAATGCTGTTCCTGGTATGAAAGAAGGTGGCTATGTAAAAGGTTATGCTTCAGGTGGTCTTGTAACAGGGGGCAGTGGCTACAAAGATGATGTTCCAGCAATGTTAAGCGAAGGCGAATATGTCATCCGTAAGTCTTCTGTAAATAAATACGGTGCGTCTAACCTTCAAAAACTGAATTCGGGCGAGGCTCCTAAATTTGCCGATGGTGGTATCTTCTTGCCCGGTGTTCGCGGGCAGGGGCAAATTTCTGGATATAAAGATTTAACTGCTTTTGCCAAGCAAACTACAACAAGCGGAGCAACTGATGTATTAGCTGGCGGCGCAACAACTGCTTTTGCCAGCCTTGAAGATCAAAGTTCAAGACTTTCTGCGTATGCGCTGATGAACGAAGACGATACTATTAATCAAGAGATTCGTAGTGCCCAAGAGCAGGCGATGAACATAATGGCGGAAAGAGAAGCCTACAGAACTGCGGAAAGAAAGGCGTTTCAAAAGCAGCTAATCGGAACAGTAGCTTCTGCTGCTTTAAGTTTTGGCGTTGGAAAGTTGGGTTCGATGTTTACTACAAAAACTCCTGCGGCAATTCCAAATTTAGGATTCGATGCTGCAAAGGCATCTTCTAATATTGGGCAAGTTGCGCTTCCAACTCCAAGCATGCTGTCCGCGCCAATAACAACTCCGAGTATAAGAACTCCAAGTACATCTTTTGGAGACTTTATGTCTCCAGCAAGAATCCAGACTCCAAATTATGGAAGTGTGCTTTCGATGTTCCAGCCGCAAATGCAGTCTCCAGTTCTTATGGGATCTAGTATATTCTCAGCGCCTCGCGCTCCTGGTCGTGCTTACGGCGGGATAGTCAAGCGCTATAATACTGGTGGCCCAACAGACGATATCCCAGCCCTCCTTATGGGTGGCGAATATGTAATGAATCGCCAAGCCACCAAGAAATATGGCAGGCAGTTCTTCGATTCTATTAATCAAGGCCGCGCCCCAAGATTTGCAGACGGCGGCAATGTTTCAACCGCAGAGCCAAGCTTTGCTGAGAAAGCCGCTTCATCTTCCGACTCAAAGGCCACAGGTGCAACTAACGTTAGCATCAATATCAACGTTACTAGCGGAACATCAGATACCCAGACTCAGGGTGACACCAAGCAAGGCGGCGTTGATTATAAGAAGATGAGCGAGCAGATCAAACAAGTCGTTATCCAAACAATCAACGAAGAAAAGAGGCTAGGTGGATCACTAAGACCGCGAAACTAAAGGATGAAATCCTCCGTATCAAATTATGAAAACAGTCTTTATATCAGCGGCGTTAAAATATTTGGCGTCAACGATGTTAATTTCGGCTATTCTTTACCAATTGAGCACATCAATGTTATCGGAGCTAATAAATTTACTACATTCACGAATAATGCGCCGCAATCGAATCTGAGTGTTCAAAAATATCTTTCGCCAGCAGATTTCTTTTTAAATTTTACAGGAGCGGGGCAGATTAGCGGAGGCTTATTTTATAATAATAAAAATTTTACTTTTAATCGGGCATATCTAAATAATTATTCAGTTTCCTGTGCGGTTGGGAACTTTCCTTCTTTAAGCGCCGATTTTACTATTTTTGGCAATGTTGGGACTGGGGTTGCGGGCTCTGGAGCTTCGCAGACTGGAGCCTTATCGGTTGTGCGTCCAAGAGACATCGCTATTCGATGCGATGGCACAGGCACAAATAGAATTGAGGCTTTTACTTATTCAGTAGAGTGTCCAAGGCAAGCTTTTTATCACCCAACTGGATCAACTCCAATGGATGTCGTGACCTTGCGCCCATTTAGGGCAACCGCCCAATTTACAATTGGGGTTGATGATTATGAATCGAAAAGAGCTTTAGATTATATTGTTGACTCCAACAAACAGAATATTAATATAACAATAGGATCTCTAGTAACTTTTTCGATGTCGAATATGGAATTAATAAGCGAAACAATCAACTCGTCCGCAACCGACGAGCTTTCGTTAACGCTTAGTTATCAAGGATTTATCTAATGTCATTCCTATACGACAGAGATTATAATGTCACTGGAACGGTTCAAACAACGTTTGATTTCAAGCCGTCTTATGGCACCTCTGTCAATTTTTCAGCAGATTTGACTTCATATAATACTGTTGATAATTATTTATATACTATGCCCAGAGGACTGAATCATTTGCAGATGACGGTGCAAATGCCCTTTGAAAACAGAAAAGAGGCCGAAGCGACAAGGATCGCCAGCTTTTTTGAAAACCTTCGTGGTACAGGATATTTTACCTTTACTGATCCAGCTTCTATATACAAGCCAGTTAATTTATTTTGCGGCGGTATTCAGACTAATTTCACTGTTAACGATCTTTATACAATACAAGTTGAATTGGCCACCGACCAAGTTTCGTCACTTTTAAATTGGAATGGAATGTTTGTTACAGGTTCAGGAATCAAGGGAAGCTGGGCTACATCAACAGCGTATTCTAAGTACGATGTTGTTAGGCACACTGGTAACGCATCTTACCCGCAGAATACTGGCAACTTATATGACTGTTTTTATTACTGTACTGGTGGCCACACGAGCCAATCTTCGATCAACGGCTCCGAAATCACCAACGGAAAATGGACGCAGGAGTTTTTTTACCAGCCAACTTACTCCTCAACAATTGGAAAAGAGACTTCTGTTTTAAAGACTGAGCTTCCATACTCTTTCACAAAGAGGAGCGACTTTGGACTTCATGCGAATGTTATGAGGCAGTTTAGCATGGAGTTTAAAGGAATCAGCGACCTTGAGGCAAGATCGATTTTGCATTTCCTAACTGGAAGGCAGGGATACAGAAAATTCCAGTATAAGATTCCGAATATCTATAATAAGAATAAGTATTTCTTTGCGCCTGAATGGAAGCATACTTTTGTTTATAAAAACGTTAACGATATTTCGGTAACACTAGTCGAAGATCCTGTCGGCATAAGGAGGACTTATTAATGGGTAGGCCAATTTCATATGAGATGCAAATGATGTTTGTCGGATCTTCTGGTGCTTTTGAGGAGGCGACGAACACTGGCAGCGGAATCAGTCGGCTTGATTTCATTCAAAGCTACGACTTCTCTTTCAATATCGAGAGAACTCCGCTGAAGCAAATCGGGTCAGATTCTTTTGCAACAAGGCAAACTCAGCTTGCGCCAGATGTTAATTTAAATATTCAGTACTATTTAAATGATGGCTGGAATGATAAGTATATTGGATTGGATATTGCAACGGGCGCGACTGGTAATCCATTTGACTCTATTCTTTCGTCTACTGGCGACCGTAATTTTTATATCAGTATTGCGCAAAATGACGGTATTGATCAGAATTTGCAGACTGGAATCGTTAATAGTAATATCCTCGCGGTTGGTAATGCCTATATCACTAACTACGAGATCAGTGTGGCGGTTAATCAGCTGGCGACTGTTTCCTGTTCTTTTGTGGGGGCAAATGCTAATGTGCAAGATTACGCGACTTCAAAGTACTTACCATCAGTAAATACTCTTGTTAGCGGCCAAAACGCTCAGGATGCTAATAAAAATTTTGCATTAAACTTTGTCAATAATTCTAGAACAGAAAGTTATCTGCCAAAAGCTAAAGAAATATTTGATGGCGGTTGTCCTTATAGCAAATGCAAGATTACGCCGAATTTTCAGTCTGGAGGAGGAACGTCTCCAATTACTTTTGGATTTTTTGATGCAATTGCTAATAACTTTCAAAGCATGCAGTTCTCCGTGCAGTTTGAAAGAAAAGCTCTTTATGGATTTGGTAATAACCATCCATATATTAGAAAAATCCAAAGACCAACAGTTGCAACTCTTGCATTATCAGCTTTAATTGATGACTTTCAGGCTGAAAATTTGAGTAAGGTTTTTCATAGCGAAGGAGGAACTCAGAAGTCCATGTTGATCGAATTCTTTAACCTCCAAGATGTAAAGAAGTTTGGATTATCATTGCAGAACTTAACACTTGAGTCTTATAATCTTGGCGCGAGGATTGGAGATAGGGTTTTAGTAGAAACTAATTGGAGTGTTGAAGTTAAGAACGGGGCAAGCGCAGATATTGGGATGGTTGGGTCTTATGGGCCGCCGCTTCTTGATGTGACAAAAGTCAACGAGTCTTTTAATGTAAATTAATATATGAGCGTTTCATTCCAAGATCTTCAAGAAGCACTGACCCTTGACGACAAGGATGAATTTATCATTTGGCAAAACTCAAGCAAAAGAAACAAAAGAGTAAAGAGAGGAAATCTATTTGCAAGCAAAGGTTTAACAGTAAAGGGTAAGTTTATTGATGTTGAAAGTGGCAATGATGTTGGATTAGCAGCTGCTGCTGCTGCAAACGATGCTGCTGTCGCGCTAGCGACAGCGGAAGGGGCGCAATTATCAGCTAACGGCAAAAATAGAATATTTTATCAAAGCTCGGAGCCGACAAGCGGATCAGGAGGTACAAGCGGTTACGCCTTAATTGAAAATGACTTATGGTTTGATACTGATGGTGGATATAGAATGGCTAAATGGAACGGAACTTCTTGGGAAGACTATGGACTTGAAACAGAAGCTATTGCTAATCTTGATGCGGGAAAGATAACTGCTGGGTTTATTGGCGCTCAAGTTATTAATATTAATGGTTCTGAAGGAGGAGGTATTAGTGGAACAGCTGGCGCTGGAGGCTATATAGAATCAACAAATTTCGTTCCAAGTTGGGTCTCTGGCGCTTTGACCGTAAGGCAGTATACAACATCTGGAACATATGGCGCTTATTTAGGTAAACATATTCCAAGCGACGCTGTTCAAGTAAAGGTTTTACAAGGCGATGGAAAATATAAACTTTTTAGATCGCTACAAAATCAAGGAGAAAACGCTACAAATGCCCCGCCTTCTAGCGGAAATAATTCCTATTGGCAGGAAATAACTGGAGCCAATATTCCAGTATTTGAAATAGAGCTTCCAGGCGGAGGCACAAAACAAATTCAGAATTTTGGATTCAGAATAGTAAGCAATGGATATGCTGAATTTGGAGGCTCTCTTTTTAGAGGGGCTGTTATTGCAAACGAGGGTTTTTTTGGTACTACTTCTAATGCGGTAAGATTAGATGACGATGGGTTGACTGTAGGAGACTATGGAAGATTAAAATCTGCTAGTCTTGGTTATAATGGAACTAGTTTCTTTGTAAACTCTGGGACATCTGGGGGGTTTTTTCTTGGAAACACTCAAGCAGAAGGGGGACCAGCTCTTTACCAGTTATATATTGGCAGTCCAGCTGGAAATAATTTATGGTGGAATGGAACTAGTTTAATTATAAATGGTAAAATTGGATTGCCAGACGGTGGAGATCAAGACAGCGATGCCGGTTTAGAGATTACAAGCGGATTTGGTATTAGAAGGTCTACAAGGAATAAGGTTTTAACAATAACCGGAGGAGATGGCAATGGTGTTACCTTCGGGTCACAGATTGACCTTGTTGGTACACAATTTATGGGCGCTGGAGGTGGTGCCGAGGGTCAGTTAATTTTATCTGGCGGCTATGACGCTACTTTAGATCCAGTTGATCCTTCTCGCGATGGATGCATCATATTTAGAACCGCCAGAGAAGAGGATAATGAAAATATTGGGGCTGTTAGAGCTAGAATAGATTTAGATGGAACTTTTAGAATTATTGCGGCAGATAATGTTTATTCTGAAGCGCCAAATGATGGGGCTGGAAATTTAATTGTCGATAATGAGGTTGAAGCGATAGCTTATAATTCGACTTCTTCTAAGCGTTTTAAGAAGAAAATTAAAAATTTAAAAAATGGTCTTACTCTTGTAAAATCTTTAAGGCCAGTTACTTTTGAATGGAAAAATAAAAAAAGAACAAGTGATATAGGTTTAATTGCTGAAGAGGTGAATGAAATTCTTCCAATGGTTGTTGGAAAAAATACAAATGGAGAAATTTCAAGCTTAGACTATGGCAAATTAACTACAATTTTAATTCAAGCGGTTAAAGAGCTTTCTGTTGAAGTTGAAAAATTAAAAAGTAAAATAGGCTAAGCTTTAATAAAATGCCAGAAGAGCCGCCACCATCGACTTCGACTTCGACTTCGACATCGACTTCGACATCTGGTTCAACATCGAGTTCGACATCGAGTTCTGGTTCAAGTTCTAGTTCAACTTCTAGTTCAACTTCTAGTTCTAGTTCAACTTCTACTTCCAGTTCAACTTCTAGTTCTAGTTCCAGTTCGACTTCGAATTCAACATCGAACTCGACTTCTAATTCAGACTCTGCTTCGGTATCCGATTCGCCTTCGGTATCCGATTCTGTGTCCGAATCGGACTCTGTGTCGGTGTCAGAGTCTGACTCGGTGTCCGTGTCCGAATCGGACTCTGTGTCGGTGTCCGAATCGGACTCTGTGTCGGTGTCAGAGTCTGACTCGGTGTCCGTGTCCGAATCGGACTCTGTGTCGGTGTCAGAGTCTGACTCGGTGTCCGTGTCCGAATCGGACTCTGTGTCGGTGTCAGAGTCTGACTCGGTGTCGGTGTCAGTGTCGGATTCGGTGTCGGTGTCAGTGTCGGATTCGGTGTCGGTGTCAGTGTCGGATTCGGTGTCGGTTTCTATTGAGATTACCACTACGCCGCCGCCGACTACGCCGCCGCCGACTACGCCGCCGCCGACTACGCCGCCGCCGACAACGACGCCGCCGACAACGCCGCCGCCGACAACGACGCCCGCACCAACTACACCGCCGCCGACAACGACGCCTGCACCGACTACAACGCTTGCACCAACCACCACAACTGTTGCGCCGACAACTAGCACTACTCCAGCGCCGACAACTAGTACTACAGCTACCAGTACTACTCAAACTAGTACCAGTACTACTCAAAC